GCATTAAATAAGAATTGCTCAATAGGCAATGGTGTCATATCCTGCAGATCGATCGGCTTAACAGTATAGATGTTAGTGGCGTTTGACATAAAGTATTTATGATGGCAACGGGCAGGATACGCGGGACTACCCATAGACCACTGTGCAGCGATTGTCTTTCTTGCTGATGGTTGTAGATAATGCAAGTTACCACCTGAGAATTGCATGTTTGGGTCATCTTTGTCGGATATCTTCACCATCGGGAATCTATCGTAGAATGACAGTTTCTCAGTTGCTGCAGAGTATGCAAAGAAGATGACATCACCGACCTCAAAGGTGCCTTCATATGGCTCCAGACCATATTGCAGTTGACTGCGATACCAGTCTTTAGATTGTTTCTTGCCTTCTGCAAGATCTTTGACATCAGTGAAGATGCTCATACGTTTAACTCGTTTTCTGTGAGAATTAAGAATTCCATACGACGATCCTTACAGTATTCTCTTGCTGCCTTCCACTTTGCTTGGTTGACACCGTAAGTTTTCACTTCAGTTATATATTTTCTAGTTTGCCTTTTCGGTCTCTTCGGGGGCGCACACTGGACCTTCGGTTTAACTTCGATAATGAATTTCTGAGTCCCTCCGTTTCTAGTTCGTGCTCGGACGTAGAAGTCGGGGAAATAGCGATGAATCCGATTATCAACAGGACTGATGTATGGAATAACGATTTCTTCACTGCCCCACTCAATCACGTTTACATTTTTGTCACACCAGACCATAAACTTTCTTTCCCACAAACTCCTATAAATAATATTTGTGGGATCACCCTTATACTTATGTCTATTTGATGGTCTGAATTTGCCAGAATAACTCATGTCAGAATTGTTAGTATTCCCAAGGGTCAAACCCATGGGCACATCAGGTAGCAGTAGACGGTCTGTAAGGAAGGAAGCATCCTTCCCAACGGAAGTGATCGACTACCTTAAATTGAGTATTTATAAGCACCAGTCAGGAAGAAACTATGGCTCAGACAAGGGTAGTGGTACTCCAGAGGGGACTTTATTCCTGTATCTCCCTCCTGGTCTGAATGAGAAATACACAGCAAAGTATGAGGGTAAAAACCTCGGTGCTGTGGGTGCAGCAGTTATTGATGCTGCTGGTGATGCCTTGGCAGGTGGTCAAGAAATTGGATCAAACATCGCAAAGGCAGCAGATGCAGCAAAACCTGCACTTGGATTCAAGGTAGGATCTGAAGCAATCAACACATTGGTTGGTAAAGTATCTCCCTATGGTTTCAACGTTGATTCTAACGATCTTTCACAATTAACGCAAGGTAAGGTGTTTAACCCCTACGAAGAGATGCTCTTCAAAGGTGTGCAATTCCAAAACCATAGTTTTAAGTTTACCATGGTGCCTAAGTCTGCTGCTGATGTGCAGACGATCTATCAGATTATTAGCACCCTTAGACAGGCAATGCACCCATCAAAAGAAGGTAATGACTGGTTGACTATCCCTGATAAGTTTGAAGCAGACATCGTTAGATACGTTTCTAAGGATGATACTGAAGAATTGGGTGAGGGTAAGGCAGCAGGTGGATATATGAATACACTCCTACGCTTCCCACATAGAATGGTCCTACAGGACATGAGCGTTGATTTCGGTGACTCTACCGCAATTCGCTCTCAAATTCCTGGCATGGAAGATAAAGATTTCGGTTTTGCGGTGTATAACATGACGTTATCCTTCCAAGAAATCAAATACCGCACACGCGAAGACTTCAAAGACTGATGGCAAATTATTTCTCATACATACCAGACGTATTCGTCAGGACAAAGAGTTATCGCACAGGGACTAATGATCCCTATGTTATGGCGAAGAATCTCTTCCGTCGTGTCAAGATCAGAGATGATCTCAGTGATGTTATTCTTGGATTTGAAAAATACACTATCCAGAATAATGAAAGACCTGATCAGGTCGCTCAGAAGGTATATAAAAACGTCAACTACGATTGGGTTATCCTGCTGGTCAATAACATCATCAATATCTACGATGATTGGCCCATGACAGAGCAAGAGCTCTACAATTATATGGTGCGTAAGTATGGAAAGGATGATGTAGAAAGCATCCACCATTGGGAAACGCAAGAGATTAGAAATACTCGGGGAGATATACAACTGAGAGCAGGTCTTGAAGTCCCTGAAGACTTTAATTATACTAGACCTGATGGCACATCCATTCCTAAAGAAGAGTTAATTAGACCTCTTTCTAACTATGACTATGAATCTGGTTTGAATGACTACAAGAGAGGCATTCACGTCCTGAAACCTCAATTCTTGAATTCATTCGTTGAAGAATTTGAAGATCTGGTCGAATATCTGCCTTCTAATGAGGTTGATCCTCTTACAGGTATCAAGAGAAGTGTTGGCACAGTTGCAGAAGCATTTACTAGCGTCAAACCCACATATCAGACTCTTGTTGGTCAGACACCATCTATCCAATTTGCTGCTACAGCAGAATACACCTCCAGAAACTTCGGATCTACTGATCCTACTATCTCTGAAGGTGATGTACTTGCTGATGGTAGCACCGTTGCAGTTACTGTCTCTACTGGTCAAACCAGTGCTACTGTTGAGCAGGCAGGTGAGATGACCCAGACAGAGGTCAACCAATATGGATCCGCTGGATCTTCTAGTGGTCAAACCTCTGGTGGTGGCACCAGTAGCGGTGGATCATACCAAGGTGGTGGGGGATATTAAATAAGTCCTCTCTCTTTCGCTACATGTAGCAATTCTTTCAAGTCGCCCACATGTCGTGCTCCTAGCGCGATTTGTGGGTATTGTGCTTCTGGACCAAATTCGTCTTCAAACGCTCTTTGGTCAAAATGTTGATCTAGGCGATATTCGAGATATTCGCCATCTAGTGCTTTTAGCAGTTGTGCTGCTCTTTCACATTCAAGACTTCCATTGGAATAAATTACTGCGGTCTGCGGTACTACCATTACTTCTCCTTGTGATTGTAGGTAATGACAATTTTTTCGTGTGTTGTACGCTTATCGGAGCACATGACATGCTCCACTTTTCCATCCAATAATTCACCAACCTTTTCTAGAAGGTTATTCGCTATATTGCGATTAGTCACGTTGTCGCCAGTCATCGGGTTTCTCCCTCATAAACCAATCTTTAATGTCTTCAGCACCATCAAACCCCGTCCTATAATTGGATGGGTCGGGGTCTCCTAATCCCATCCTATTCATAAAATCATCCATACTACCCTCCTCAATGTCTTGAGATGCTTGACGACGTGCTTTGTTTAACCAGTCCCTAGCAGTTGTATGGCGTTTGGCAAGTTTCTCTGCCCAGATCATGTCCTCAATAGGGACAGTTTCTTTATTTGCAATGCATCTGCAAATGGACTCCAAACGGAGTCGATAAGCGGTTGAGAGCATAAGATCATTTACGCAATTTGGACTCTAATTCAGAGACTTTGTTGAAATCGGCATATGATGCCTCAGAGCGCGAATTAAGGATATCTTGGATATCTTCGATAATTACGTCATTTTCAACATAGTCATCCAGATAAGTATTTAACGCTTCCGCCAAATAACGGTATCTGTGCCATTCAGGCGAATATGGTTTGTAGTGTGTCATAGTGAAATTCCGAAAAACCCCTGGGATGAAAAAATACCCCGAATTTTTTTTCGACCTTCCTGGGAACAAGAAGTGAAATAATATATGGGTCTAGTGTCGGCAGGGTCTGTACTTAAGTCGTGTCTGTTTCTCCCAGTAACCTTCAACGTATTCATGATGACCCAACCAGTGTCCAGGGATCCAGACACGGCGGGTCACTTGTACCTCACACATAGGTCTACGGGGTCTGTAATAGTCCCTGTGGATGTGTGATCCATGATAATGATAATGCCGATCCCCTTCAAACGGCTCCCAGAATTCTTTCCAGGTAAGTGCGTTGGCAGGTGCCGCGCAGAGCAGCAGAAGGGGAAGGGCAAGTAGTTTCATCAGTCGTCGTTAGCGAGGGCAGCGAAGTAGTCCAGGTCAGGACCATCGTCTGCTTTGTTTAACTCTTCAATCTTAGCACCGAATCCACTGGGTGTGGGTGATGACTGTGCCACTGGTGCAACTGGCGTGATGTCACTGTCATTGAATCCACCAACAGGGGAATCAAAGACTGCTTCATCTTGCTCATCGCGAGTGCGGACCTGAGTGCGACCCTTATTAAGGACCATATTCAGACGCTCTTCCAGTTTCTCATAAGACTTGAAGGCAGAAGGATCAGTGAATTCCTTGAGGGAATACTGAGACTTCCAGAGTGCTTCCAGTTTGTCGTCATCGAAACCACCCAACGTAGCGGGTGCTGCGAAGTCAGACTTATCATAATTCCAGTAACCACCAATGGTCTGGATCTTGATACGGAAGTCTGCACCAGACCAAAGATCGAAGGGGTTGATAGGCTCCTCGTCTTCAAACTGGGGTTGCATAGAAGACACGATCTTGTCGTGGATCTTCTTACCATACTTATACAGGAATACTTTACCCTCATTCTGAGGATTCAGTTGGTCCTTTACGACATAGATGTTGCTGTAGTAAGAGAGCTTACGCTTCTGCTTACGAGCAATCTCTTTGTCAGAATCAATACCACTATTCCAAAGGGTGCGATTCATTTCACCAACAGGATCTTTCTGACCCAATGTGGTGAGAGAGTTTTCAATATACCATCCGCCTGGTCCTTGGAAAGCGTGACTCCAAACTTGTGCCCAAGGGAGATCTTCCCCATCAGGCTCAGGGAGGAAACGGATCACGGCATAACCGTTACCGCTCTTGTCCACCCCTGGTTTCCAGAGTCGCTCGTC